GTGTGGGAAGCATAGTCCCCTACGTGAAATGGGTAGTAGTTCAATCAAAAACTCCGCAAAACTCCCTGAAAAGAAACGTCAGCAGGTGGGGAGTTCACTTTTCGGCAGAGTAGCTACTCTCTGCCTAGCTGGGTTTCAAAAAATCACAGTCTGTTAAACCACTCCGGACGCAGCACCATCAACTGGTACAGGCGACCTTGAGGCAGTTCCTTCCATTGCCAAACAGCGCCCCTGGTCACACCCAGCAGCCTTGCCAGCCTGGACGGAGAACCTGCTCGGTCAATCGCTTCTTGCTTTGTCATCTGTGCATTCTACTACACAAAAAAGAGCTGTTGCACATTAGGGAAAGTACCTAGAAAAAAGATGGGAAAAGTCTTGGTGGGCGTGTAGATGCCTATACAATTCAGTCATGCCCCAGCAATTCCGCAAGGGGTCTTTTTAGGAAAACATCATGTATCAAGTCAAAGTCATCAAGGGCGACTACAACGCCCTTTCGGAGTCCGGCACACGTGCCGGGCAAGTCATCGGCTGCTTTGTAGCCGAATCCGAGGCGGCCGCCCTGGCCGCCGAGATGGCCGAATGCGGCCTGGTTTGCAGGGTGTCGGCGTACAAGTTGACACCAGAAGAGGCCCGCCGGGCCAAGCTGCTGGCCAGCTTTGGCCAGGTCTACGTGCCAAAGCACGTAGAGCCAGCTGGAAAGTGGGTGAAGGTATGAGCGACCGCCGCATCGTGCGCTACGACCGGCATGGCAGACCGGAGTATGCACCTAGCCCAGCCACCTTGCGTGCCGTGGCAATTCTGCAAGCCGCAGTTGACCGCGAGGCACGGGCAGACCGTGCCGCTTTGAAAGCTCGGCAAGACGCTGGACAACTCAAACCGCAGGAACGGCTGTTGTCCTCAATTTTTGGGGCAATCAAATGATGAAGTTTGTCAACCTCACACCTCATGCCCTCACAGTCGAGGGTTTGGGCGTGATCCCCGCATCGGGCACTGTTGCCCGCGTGTCCGTCGCCCAGCGTGACATGGGCACTCGTGGAGGGGTGCGTCTTCGCCAGTCTGTAAAGGGCATGGTCGAGGGCATTCCGGCCCCAGCTGAGGGTGTCACGTACATCGTGTCCGGCATGGTGCTGGACGCACTGGCCGGGTCACGCCTGGCTGACGTTGTAGCACCTGATACAGGTGCAGATGCCATCCGTGAAAACGGGCAGATCGTAGCCGTTCGCGGCTTTGTGTGTTAACTAATCCCGCAAGGGTCTTTTTAAGGAGTCATCATGACCATCACTTTTCAACAAGTTATCAACGGCTTTTACTTCACCGGTCTGGCTGAAGTTGAGCCAGCAGAAGCAGCCACCGAGATCACCCCAGGCTTGCCGACCATCGTCACGGTCTGGAATCTGCATCTTGATGGCAGTCCCAAAGACTGCATCGACATCATTGACCCAGCTGTAATCCAGCGCATTGAACAAATGATTGCGGAGGCCGTATGAAGCAGCTCAAAGACTTTGCGTACGCAAGCCGCAGCAACCCAGAAGAGTGTTTAGCTCTGTATGTTGAGCTGCTGGAATCACACATCCAGCGCCAAGACCAACTGCTTGAGAATTTCAAACAAGAACTTGATGAAGTCATAAATTTATTGTCAAGGAGCAAATCATGAAGAACATCGCCACCGCACTGGTCAAGGCCCAGCAAGCCTTTGGCCCTGCCCTTAAAAGCAGCACGAATCCACATTTCCGCAGCCGCTATGCAGACCTCTCGGCCTGCGTTGAGGCAGTCATCGAGGGTCTGAACGGGGCAGGCATTGCCCTTGTCCAGCGCACCAGCGAAGACACCACCGGGGTCACAGTGGAAACTGTGTTTATCCACGAATCAGGTGAGATGCTGGAATGCGGCAAGCTGCACGTTCCAGCCGCCAAGCAAGACCCACAAGGCTACGGATCTGCCCTCACTTATGCGAGGCGCTACAGCCTGATGGCAGCTTGCGGCATCGCACCAGAGGATGACGATGGCAATGCAGCCACCAGGAAAGCCGCACCGACTCCAGACATCACCGACCACTTGGCAGCAATTGAAGCCAGTGCCACCAGTGATGAGCTGGCTGCGGTCTACAAACAGGCACTTGAGGCTTGCCAGGGCAACCAGGCATTGCAGGCAAAAGTGATTGCAGCAAAGAAGGCACGGGTTGCGCGTGCAAAACAGGAGAAAGCAGAATGAGCACTTATTACTATTTGCTGAACGACACCAAAAAATTAAGAATCCACTTTGATAACCATGTAAAGCGGGGGCCGATCATGCACAACAGGGTTGTGCAATACGTGCTTATCAACTATATGTTTGATAACTTGGGGGATTCTTTTCGCTTCGTCAGTGACGATGGCGATGAATACTTGATGTATGAAGAAATGAACCTGTCAAACTATCAAGTTGAAAAATTTCTTGACCTAAGCAGTAAAGGAAAAGCAGCATGAGCTACATAAATAGGGGCGGGCCAGTGTTCCCGCAACCACAAACTTATGGCGAATGGGCCGATGGTTCGCCTTGGTTTGAGGGATTGAGCTTGAGAGATTATTTCGCAGCCAAGTCATTGCAAGCCATCAGAAATGCAGACTGGCACGAAGACATGGTGACTGCCAATGATGCAGCTATTCTTGCCTATCAAGATGCAGACGCGATGCTGAAAGCGAGGGAAGCATGAGCTACATAAACAGAGGCGGGCCAGTGTTCCCGCGCGACCATGCTCATGAAGGGCACAACGGTCTAACAGCCTGCGAATACGCAGCCATTCAGCTCAAAGTGCCCGACAGCGGCACAGATTGGCTTGACGACATGATCCGCAAGAGCCAGCGTGATGACTTTGCAGCCAAGGCTTTGCCAATTTCGTATCAGTTTTGGATGAATGATTACTACCACCCAGATGCTAGTGATGCTGAATTAAGAGCTGAAGATGATAGGTCTGATTTTGAGTCCGATATGCAAAGTCTCATTGCCGAAACTGCATATGCGATGGCAAACGCCATGATGGAAGCGAGGGAAGCATGAGCGAAGAACAAGGAACAGACGCATGGCAAAACGCCAGATGTGGAAAAGTCACCGCCAGCCGCCTGGCTGATGTGCTTGCCAAGACCAAAACAGGGTACAGCGCCAGCCGCACAAACTACATGACGCAGCTTGTCTTGGAGCGCATCACCCAGACCAAGGCCGAGTCTTACAGCAATGCAGCAATGCAGTGGGGCACAGAGCAAGAGCCTTTTGCCAGGGCTGCATACGAGGCGCACACGGGCCAAATGGTCGAGGAAGTAGGGTTCATACCTCACCCCGAGATTGAGGCTGCTGGAGCCTCTCCAGATGGCCTGGTGGGTGATGATGGCATGGTCGAGATCAAGTGCCCATCATCCAGCACAGCCCTTGAGGTGTGGCTGACCCACTCGCAAGGCGGCAATCCTGTGGATGCCAAATACTACGCACAGATGCAATGGCAAATGCGCTGCGCCGACAGGTCTTGGTGCGATTACGTAGTCTTCGACCCACGTATGCCGGCCAAGGCTCAATTGTTTATCCACCGAGTCGAACGCAATGCCGAATGGCTGAAGATTGCTGAAGATGAAGTCACCACCTTTTTGGCAGAACTAGATGCCAAAGTCACCGCCCTTAAATCAATCATTGGAGAATAAATCTTGGCAAAAATCATCAAGGAAATTAGCTGCGTTGTCGGTGAGTACACGGCTGCAAATGGTCAGCAGAAGAAGCGTTACCAGCGCATCGGCAGCATCATTGACACGAAGAACGGGGCAATGCTGAAGATCGACGTTATCCCACTGCGCGAAGGCGGCTGGGATGGCTGGGCCTACATCAACGATCCGAAGGTGCAAGAAGTCAAAGAGCATCCGCGTCGCCAATCGGCAGCGGCGGATGACATGGACGACATGATTCCTTTTTGACCATGCACGCCGCCAGCATTGAAAAGAGCGAACGCCTCGGGCGCGTTCTTGATCTGCTGTCTCAGGGTGGGGAATTCTCTACCTTGGACATCATCCGGCAGGCCAACGTCTGCGCCGTGAACAGCATCGTGGCTGAACTCAGGCAAAACGGCTTTGACATCAACTGTCAGCGCCGCGGCGATAAGTGGTTTTACAGATTGGACAAAAAATGAAAAATTACACGACACCCCGCAACTTTGCCGACTGCACCTGGGTGCAGGGCTATGGCCGTCAGGAGCCGCTTTGGGAAAAGGTTGCAGGCTATGCCCTGGCCTTTGCCATTGGCGCAGGCCTGGCCGCTTTGCTGGTCGCCTGGTGGTCATCATGACTGACAGAGACTTAATGCAGCAGGCGCTGGATGCTTTGGAAACTGCTGATGAGTTTGATTTTTGGCTTAAGCAAGAATCCATCGTTAAAGCACTGCGCGAGAGGCTGGCGCACTGTGAACGCTGCGGAAAAAAGCTAGGCGGGGAGGGTGACATACACACATGCACCCCACCCGCAGCACAGCGGCCTTTGGTTTGGTTATCAGAAGACGATGAGCGAGAGATCAAAGACCGCTGCACAACTGTTGCCTGCGTACTGCGGGCGGTAAAAGCAAAACTCAAGGACAAGAACAATGGATGACATCATTGCAATGGCGAAAGAGTCTGGGGGTGGCACAACTTGGTGTC